GGTGCGCAGCGACTCCTCGAACCTGGCGCGCTCGTTCGCCCAGCCGCGGCGCTTGGCCGTCTTGCCGGGTCCGCCGCCTGCAAGCTGCGTGATGTTGGCTATCAGCTCGACGGGCGCGCCCGTGATGTTGTACGCGCCCGGCGTCGTTTGCAGTACGAACTGCCCCGCGGTCGCCTTCTCAAGATCGACGGGCGAGCCGGTGATGTCGTAATCGCCGGGCGTCGTGTCGAGAGCGCGCCCCAGCAGCAGCGAGGGCGAGCTGCCCGTTATGTCATAGTCACCGGGCGTCGTATCCAGCGCGCGGCCGAGCAGAAGCGACGGTGAGCTACCAGTGAGGTCGTAAGCACCAGGCGTCGTGCTAACGATGCGCGCAGCCAACAACGACGGCGAGCTGCCGGTGATGTTGTAGGTGCCGGGCGTGGTGTCGAGGGTGTAGGCAACCGCGCCAGATTCAGGAACGATGATCCGTCGTGGCGTTTTGAACACCTGCCACGGGTTCTGGTGGAGCGAAAGAATCTCGGCGTCAGTTACCGCTCGAGACCACCAGATAACCAAAGATGCGTCAAAGGCGCTTGCTTGCGTTACGCCAAACCCCGCTCCGACGCCGCCATAACCAACCACCACTTCGGGCGATGCGTAAGTGTTTAGCCCGTTGTTGGTGATTGTTAACGGCGTGGCGTCAACCAAGCCGTTAACGAAGACATCAAGCGCAGTTGTTGATGCTCTGGAAGCGGCAGAAAACGGCGTTCCCGCGACAATCGTTGTCGCGCCAACCAGGTTTTTGACCGTGCTGTCTTGAACGGTCGCAATGACTTTCCCGGCTGTATTGAACTGGATACCTCTGTCGCGGTTTCCTACCCCTGGGGTTTCGGCAACGATTGAGATTGCACTGTTAGCAGCTAAAGATCTCGGGACGCCAAGGACGAAAACCGTCCAGTTTGATCGGGAATTGACCCAACCACCCGCGCTAGTGGCTAGATAACCCGTACTTCCTAGCAGTCGATACGAGATGCCAGACGGCTGGCGAGTCGGGACAGGCGGCGTTGCGCTTGTGCGGAATGAGTCGTTGTATTCGCCAAGGTTAAGGAACGCGGCCGCGCCGGAAGCGACGTGCTGAACGTCTTTAAGTATCGGATTATTGAAGTCGAGCGCCGCCCACGGGGGCGGCTGAACGGACCATTTACCGGAAGGCGGTAGCATCAGACGGTCTGATACAGAATCGGCACGTAGTACAGATTAGTTCCAGAACTTACGCACCAGTCTGCGCTTCCTGAAGCTGCGTTAGAAGAAACCCAAACCGCCCAGTAGGGCGGGACAGAGCCGCCAAAGATGGTGGCGATTGATGTCGGCGGAAATGTATATACGGCGGACGCCGTGTTATCGACGGTGATAGTAGAAACAAGCCGCATCCCAGAGTCGCGCTGCAATGCACCTGAGACTGTGGCCGCACCGACAACCCCGGCTGATCCCGCCGAAAAGATTGTAGGCCATGTGGGCGTGTCGTTGAACGACGCATAGGCGTAGACGAAGATATAGCCAGCCTGTCGGCTCGTGGCTTCCGTCGTGAACTGCCCGCTCAGCAGGTAATCGACGGCAAGCGTACTGGTGTTGTTGACCGAATTTGAGGTCCAGCCAACAACCCAAGTGCTCGAAGAGTCCACGTCCTCGATGCCCGTCATCGTCATCGACGTGGAAGTGCCGTATTTAGTCTTGATATCCGCAGCCATTAGCTCGCCCTCGCCTGCATAACGTCTTGATAGCTAACGTCCCGCCCGATGGCGACCACGGAGCGAGAGAGCAGCGCCGCGGCAAGCCCGCTGGTTCCGTAAATGGCGTCGTATTCGGCTTGCGTAATGACGCTCGTCACGACCCAGCCGCTGAACGCCTGCAATATCGCCTGCTCTTCCGTATGAATCAGCGCCTCGGACCCGCTCACGATCAGATCGAGGAACACTTGGCAGCTCGCCTGCACCGCCTCTGGCTGCTGGCTGTCGGTCGCCGCCGCCTGAATGCGAACGCGAGGACCGCCTGCCGCCCAGAGCATCGCAGCGCCCACGGTGATCGGCTTGTAGCCAGCCTCGCTCGGCGTGTTGAGCGCGACCGCGATGGCGTACGCGCCGTCTGATGTCTGCGGCTGAGACGACAGCGCTGGATCTGCGACGATCAGCGCGTTGATGGCTTGAGCTTCTTGTGGTGTCAGCATGTCTTACGCCAACGTAAACATCGCGCCGGGCGATGTAGTGCTAAAGCGCAACGTGAAGGTCTCGCCTGCGCCGACAGAGATCAAGGAGCCGTAGTCGAACCAGGCGATCAGCGGATCATTAGCTGCCGTATCGTTGTACAGAACGGCATAGCGGAAAGGCCCGAATCCAGAGCCAGTGCCGGTCCAGACAATCTCGGTGCCGCTCACCGTCGTCGTGCCCGACACTTCGGCGATCGTGATCGTCGTTGTCTCGCCGCCCGTTGTGTAGCCGCCGCCGTTCACAACCTGGTCGATGTTGGACAGAATCGTATCAGACACAACCGGCGTATCCGTGCTCAAAACGAGCACGACCTTGAACGTATTAGCGTCAAAGTCGTGAACGCCGCGCACGAGCTGCTCGGAGAAGTCGTTAAATTTGTTCCAGGCGCTTGTTGCCATCAGCCCACCTCAACGCCGACGATTCGGCCTTTCTCGCGCACGATGCGCTTCGGTTTGGATATTGCCGCAATCGCGGCCTCTGCGTTCTTCTTGTTCGACTCGACGAGAGACTTAATCGCCGACTGGATCTCATCGCTGGCGCTGACGAGCTGCTTAGCGGCGTCGCTAAGGAACTCCTCCGCCGCTTTCAGCTCTCGCATCTGATCGCTCATCTCGACCATCTCGCCTGCCGCGCGTTGTGCCGCGTTGAACTTCATAGCGGTGTCGATGCGCAGGTTCTCGAGTTCGAGTAGCCGCTTCTCGCGTTCGATTTCGTCCTCCTCGTCCTCTTCCTTCTCCATCTCCTCGCCCTCCCCTACCGCAATCATAAGCGCGGGAGGGCGCTGGGCGGGCGCAGAAGGAGCGGGGGAGGGCGCTACGCCTTGCAGCTTGGCAAGCTCCGTCGCCGTCTTTGCCTGCGTCAGCTCGGCGTCGGCGATGGTGTTGAGCACGTCCGCGCGCGCCTTCTCCGCCTTCGCCACCGCCTCCTCGGCTGCGGCTTGCAGGTAGATCGCGTTGGGATCGGTCGGCTGCTCCTGACCTGCGAGCGCCGCCATCTCCTCAAGTTCGGTCTCGGTCGGCTTGACGACGCCCATGCTCACCAGGCGCTTGCGGAAAAAGTCGCGCACGTCGGCGATGCCGTCGGCTTCCATGTTCATCATCGAGAGCGCCTGCAATACCTGCTGCGTCTCTGGATCGGACGTGATCGACATCATGCCGGTGAGGGCGCGCACAGTCGCCGCCTTCTGGCTGGAGCTGGACGGGCCGACATCCGCCACCACGTCGAACTTGGCGCGGGAGAGGTCGTTGTCGAGTTCGAGACGCCCTGTCTCCTCATCAACGCGCGGGCGCATGAGGACAACCTGCTGCATCTCGTTGGCGGAATCGACGCCCTTCATGGCGCGGTCCTCCTCGACGTAGACCTCCTGCGCCATCGAGAGCCAAATCTCGCCGCAGCGCTTCATCGCCTTGGCGAAGTTGCTGACGTAGATAAACGTCTGGTTGTCCAGCCGCTGCTGGATCATCTCGATAGCTTTGCCCGAGATGTTCGAGACGATCTTATCGCCTTCGCCCTGGTTGCCGAGGATGTCCTGCATGTCCACTTCGGTGAGCTGCAAGAGCGCGGCCATGGCGGGCGGAATCTGCGGGCTGCGCGTGTAGGCGACGGGGCCTGCGGCTTGCTGGCTGCCATCGGGCGTCGTGATCGGGTTGATGAGCAGGTAGGGATAGTTCTTGAGGTTATCCTCAGCCCACTGGATCTGATGCCCTGCGACCTGCTCCGGCACCATGATCGGCTTCTCGACGCTTGAGAGCGCCGAGATCTCGCCGAGCTTGGAGAGCTGCATGTTCTTGAGCCGCTGCGCGTCCTTCGCCAGGCGCACGTGACCCATGCAGCGCTCGACGTTATCAACAAACCAGCGCTTGCCGAAGACCGGCACGATCGGAATGCACGTTCCTGCGATGTAGCCGCAGTCCTCGAGCACGCGGCCGCCGCTCAAGATGTACTTGTGAACGCGCCGCTTCTTGATGCGCCGCTGACGTACCTCGGTCGAGCCAATGGCGAGCAGCGTTGCTTCCAGCTCCTCGTCGGCGTCGAAGTCCGCCTGCGTGTAGCGCTCCTCGTTGCCGCCGATGTCGCGCCACATGCGCAGCAGCTCGGACACCTCCTCGACGACGTAATACTCCGCGACGTACACCACGTCGGGCGTATCCCAGTCGAACTCGGTCTGCTGGATCTCCTTCGGCCAGTCGGACGGACTATCGCCGTACTGCGCCTTGTACGCCTTGCGCGTCATGGATGACACGACGAAGCAGTGTTTCGCGTCCGCCTTGTCCTGGCGCTTGGAGTCGAGGTCAAAGAAAACGGACGAATCAGCGTCATAGATCGGCTCGATCATAATGCGCTGGTGCTCGTTCTCGGGGTCGTACTCGTCCTCGTAGCACGTCCGCAGCCGCCAGGCACCGAAGCCGCCGCCGACCGCCTCCTCGAAGGCGTTGTCGTAGGCCTCGTTTGCGACGCTATCCTGCTCGTCTGCCCGGAAGAGCATGTCGCACGTGTCGGCAAGACGGTCGTTGATGGCGCCGTCCTTAGCAACAAAGTCGACGGTGACGCGCGAGTTTCGGTATTCGTTGATGATGCGGATGACCGCTAAGTGAACCTTGTTGACCTCAAAGCGCGGCTTGTTCTCGAACTGGTAACCGAGCGGGCCTTCCCACTGCGCGCCGCTGATGCTGTAGAAGCGCCGATCCTGCAAGCATTGCAGCCGCTCGTCCCGCAGCGCCGACTGGATGTCGTCGAACTGCGACATCGCCTCTTGATGGAGCTTGTCGAGACGCTCGCTCTTTGTCATTCGGACCATGCGATTACCATCGGTTGGCTATCGGAATCGGCGTCACCACGGCGGGCGTGGCTGAGACCTTCGCCCGGCGCACGCCCTCGAGCGCATATCGTAACGCATCAATGCAGTGATTGTCGCGGTCGGCGAGAGCAGGTAAGACCATGCCTGTCAATGGATCAGTTTTGTAGCTGTAGAGCGACAGCTCGTCGATCAGATGCTGGCAGCGCGGGTGAACGACGATATCGAAGCTCTTCAGCCACTCGATGCCTTCCTCGACAGATTTCGGCCCCTTCACCGCGGGCAGAATCTTCGGGAAGCCGTGCCGTCGCATGTGGCTGATCGTCTCGGGACGCGCCGAGTCCGCGATGATCGGCCAGCGCTCGGCGTCCGGCACCGTCATGAACAGGTCGGGCGTCGACGTGATCTCGCAGCCGACCATATATGCCTCGTAATCGACGTACAACGTCCTCCCAGCGATGTAGCAGCGCACCAGCACCGTAGGGTCTACTGCGAATCCCCAGTCCGCCCCAAGCCTGTGTATGGCGTCTGGCGGGGCCTCGAACTCCTCGATGCGCCAGTTGCGGAACACGCGCGCCTCGCTGTTGGTCAGATACGACCCCATCCAGACGTGGCTGTACTTTTCGGGGTCGCGGGAGCGGTCGTATTCCATCTCGGCCTTCAGCTCATCCGGGAACCACGGGTTGTCCGTGTAGTTCACCTCTCGGATGATCGAGTCGGGCGGAGGAACTTCGCCGCGGAGCAGCGCATCGACCGGATCACTCGCCTGGTTCGGATTCCAGGTAAACCAAAGCTCGGACCCGCCCTTTCGCATCGTCGGGCGTAGGAGATCGAGACTGCGCTGGCTTAGGCTCTGCGCCTCCTCAACCCACGCGCAATCGTAGCCTTCAAGCGACTTGATGCTGTCCGCCGTGTGGTTCTGCATCCCCTGGAAAATAATCAAGCCGTCACCGTGCTTCGACTTGATGACCGACTCCTGCACCTCGAAATACGCGCCTGCGCCCATCTGCTCGATCTTCAGCTCAAGCAGTCGCTTGACCGACTGCGCCAGGCTCTTCTGCACCTCGCGCACGCAAACCGTGCGCCGCCGCTGGTCCATCAGATGCGCCTCAATGACCATTTCGGCGAAGAAGTGCGACTTTCCCGAGCCTCGTCCGCCATGCGCGCCCTTGTAGCGTGAGGGTTGCAGGAACGGGAGGCCCCATTCCGGGGTTTGGATCTGAAGGGTTCTCAAAACAACCCCTGCTGACACGCCGCCGCCTCGGGGTCGGGCTCAACAATGCGCCGACGCGCGATCTCCAGATACTCCGCCTCACGCTCGATGCCGATGAAGCGGAAGCCTTCTGCGACGGCGGCCTTGCCCGTGCTGCCAGAGCCCATGAACGGGTCGAGCACGACGCCGCAGGGAGGCGTGACGAGGCGGCAGAGGTAGCGCATGAGGTCGGTGGGTTTGACGGTAGGATGGTTGTTGCCGTCGCCCCGGTCCCGCTTGCTCGTCTTGGCGCAGTAGAAGAATCGGGCGGCGCTGCCGGTGTCTCCGTAACGAAACATCTCACCGTTTTTGGCCTGATAGGCAGACGCCTCATAGTTTTCTCGGGGTTTCTTGTAATTTGCGTGTCCAGCCCCATGAGGTGACGGAAACAACCCCACCACCTCCTCGCTGCCGTCGTGTATTAGGTTGGCGGGCCAGCGGCCTGCGGCTTGGCTCATTTCTCCGTTGCGGCCTTCGCCGGTTTTCATGCCGTAAATGCGCCCGGTTGGGCTATTGAAAACAGGCTGCGGCACACTCGGCGGTGCACCCTCCACCCGACACCCATCCACATTCAGCGCACCCGTGCCATGCGCCAGCACGTTCGCCGCCACCGTGCCATCGAGCGGCTTGCGCGCCACCGTGATGGGCTCGAGGGCGGGTTTCAGGGCGGTGCCCCAGCCTTGCCATTCTCCGTCTAGGTTTTTCGACTTCGGAAACCCCGACCCGTAAACCCACGCAATCATGTCGCGGATCTCGAACCCCGCATCCTCGATCCGCACCGCCATCCGATGCTGCGTCCGCGTGCCAGCAAACGCCAGCAGATGCCCGCCGGGCTTCAGCACCCGCAGGCACTCCTGCCAGACCTCGACGCTCGGCACGTCGTAATCCCACCGCTTGCCCATGAAAGACAATCCATACGGCGGGTCGGTCACAACGGCATCCACGGATGCGCTTGGCAGCGTCCGCAGCACGTCGAGACAGTCGCCATGCAGCAAAGTGTGGCTCACTGCTTAATCACGCGTTCGATCTTCTGAATCGCCAGCGGGCCGCCGTCCTTGCCCGTCAGCTCTGCCTGCACCTGCGCGGGAATGATCTTGCCTAGCAGCGTCATAAACGCCTGCGGGTTCTCCCGCGCCTGCTGCATCAGGT